TTCTTCCTGGTACTGCGTAAGTCATGTCAACACCTCCATCGTTTTAAGGCTAACGCTTTTCTTGTAGGTCTGCCTTTTTTATCTTTCAAAGGCCCAGGCATACCAGACATCCTTGCACAAAAAGACTTTCTTCTTGCCTTTTCTGTTGGTGTAAGTCCTGATTTTTTAGTAACAGGTGCTTTTAGATTGCTTCCAGTAGCAGCATTATATTTTCTACGACCTTTAGCAGTAAGACCACCTTTTTTTGATTTTTCACCTCTTCCAACAGATAAACTTACAGATTTACGTTTTTTTCTCATTATTTTCCTACCTTTGCCTGTGCTTTTTTATGAGCAACAGTAAATGAATCCCCTGCTCGCATTCTTCTTTTCATAAACTCCATATGCTTATCACTATGATGTTCAGAATGTTTTTCTAATAAATTTTTTTGACGAGTGGTTAATTTCATTTTTTCTTTTTTTTCTTCTTCTTTGAACGTAATTTTTTTAGATCAGCAGAAGTGATCTTATCTCTAGGAGGTGCAACAGCAGCCAGTTTCCTTTGTTTTGCAGAATAAGAACCTTTAGGCATGATTTTTCCTAGATAACTCCATGTTACCGCTTTCCTTAAGATTTTACACTTATTTCTTCTTCTTTTTACGTCTATGTTGATAATTTATTTTTTTACTACTTGTTTTTTCACGTTTAAATCTAGCTTTTTCACTCGCTGACATCTCTCCTACTGTCTTAGGTGTCTTACTTGATACACGTTTACTAGGTCTACACGCTGGATATCCTCTTTTTTCGCCTTTTGAACGACCACAAGGCTTTCCTGTTTTTACATCTACCCAATTTTCCTTAAACCAACGTGTTAAACCACCTTTGGCTCTAGGATTTGTACTACTTTTTCTTTTTTGTGGCACGTTTTTTCTCCACTCGGTAAGTACCTCCACGTTTTTTGTACTCTCGTACAAGCCACGCATTTGCATACGCAGAAGGATAAACAGCGAATTTGCGTTTAGCTTCGGCTTTTACTCTAGCGTAAAGAGCTTTATTTACAGGAACATTCACTACGTTTTTTACCTCCCTTCTTTTTCTTCTTCTTTTTCTTAGTTGTAGAATGGTACATAGTAAAAATTAGGTAGTTCTTAGTATATTCTAAACGCAGTTTGACCTAATGTCTCTGGTTTTGCCAAGTTAAATTGCTGTAGACAAAGATAACCAAATGCGTCAAAAGCGTGGTCAACTCCTAGATTTTTATTAGGTAATCCAGTATTCGGTGCATATGTAAGAGTTCTCAGTGCTTTTATCAATTCTTTACATCTTGGATGAATAAAAGTTCTTCGATCTCCATTTGCATCTAATAAAGCAGTATTAACAGCAGTAATCTTATCTCTGATCTTCCAAGGACTTTTAGGACTTAAAACAGTAAAACCAGATCTTCTTAAAATTGTATGGTCAGTAACACCAACTCCACTAGTTTTTCTTGCACTACCCGTTGGGTCAGGACAAGCAATGATTCTTCTATCTACTCCATACCTTCTTACAACCTCTTCCGTAAAATCCCAAGTGGTAGCACCACCCGTTAGCATGATCTCATCAAACACATATAGGTTGTTGTCATGCTTAACAGCACAAATTCCTGCCATAGGGTCTACGTTAAAGTCTAATCCCAGCAACAAAGGCATCAAATGTAGATCTTGAACCTCTTTATCAATATTGTCATCACCAAAACTAACAGCAACCAAACCAGTAAGATTTTCAAAACTAGCTTCAAATTCCTGCCTAAATGTTCTCGGATCTAATTGACCCCTAGCTGCTTCTACTTCTTCTTCTGCAACATTACCCCCCTCTATCGTTGTAAAGCTCCATCTAGCCCAATCATCCCATTCCTGCTCGCCACAAAAGCACCACATATCATAAAACCAACTGGCAGTGCCATCAGGAGTGCTAATAAACAATGCCCAACCCTGCTTATCAGCCAAAGCTGGTCTAATAACCTCCGCCCACACATCTCGATCCATAAATGCTGCTTCATCCAATACAACACCAGCTAAACTTCTACCCCTCAATGCCATCGCATTTTCTGTTCCCTTCAACTCAATACTCGATCCATTTATCAAATCCAACCTTAAATCTGTCTCATTCTTTGCTTTTACCCATACTTTCGGTACTAACTTCTTCAACTCCTTCCACGCAATATCCTTTGCCATCCGATAAGTAGGAGCACAATAGAAATACACCTCCCCAGGTCGATTGATAGCCCCTCTGAGCAGTTCAATACAGGATAAATATGATTTACCAAACCTTCTTCCTGCAACCAGCACTCTAAACCTCTTATCACTATTAAATACCTCCCCCTGTGCATACCTTAAACTGATTTCTTGCTGTTTTGTAGCTGTCATACACTCAAAAATAACAGAATTTTTATCTTATACCCCCTCTTTATAGCCTATTTCATCATTTTTAGGTTATTATTCGGTTATTAACCCCCATAC